GCGAGCGGTGCCACGCGCGAGTCCCGCCTCCTGAATTACGATGCGGTGACTGCGAGTCTGTCCGGTGAGGATGACCGAGCCACCCGAGGACGCGGCGTAGGTTTCCCACTCGTAGTAATCAATATTACTGGCGGGGTGCTTGGCCCACTTAAACCCGCGCGAGCGATGCCCTGAGCCCGTTGCCGACAGAGTGATCGCCCACGACCCAGGCGAGCCGGCCGTGTCGGGGTTGGTTGGTGCCCCCGGCAGCGCGGTCGACACGGCTACTTGCGTCGCTGGCCCGTCGAGGCCGAACTTACTGCGAGCGTAAATGCGGAACTCGTAGGCCGTCGAGTCGTTGAAGTTGGCGTCACCCTTGGCCGACGTCGTACCTTTCCGAAAAATGCCGAGCGATCGCCAAGGCGTTTCAGCTGACGGGCGAAACTCGACGACGATCAAGGCGACGTTTGTCGATGACGGCGCTGTCCAGCTCGCCGTGGGGGTCCAGATGGTTTGCCCATGCGCCGCGACGGTGGCTGCGAACGTCACCCCAAGGCCGAGGATGGACGGCGGCAGGGTCGCAGAGTAGTCGGCCTCGCTCTCCGCGCCGATGCCATACGGCAGCGTGCCCGCTGAGTACGAGTAAATAGCCGACGACCAGCTGCGGGTACTGACTTCGACTTCGGAGCCTTGCTCCGAGAGCGCGACGACTTCGTGCAAGTCGCCGGTCGACGTGATGCCGCTCGACGGGTCGTAGAGACGCACGACGCTGCCGAGAGCGAGGCTTAGGCCATCGCCGCCGGTGCCAAACTCGCACGTGACATCGGCGAGGATGGCACGCTGCTGATAGTAATACGCGACGCGGTCGCCCGCTTCCGTTTCGCGAACGGCCGCCAGGTCGATGCTGATGGCGTCGGACATCCCGACCGCCAGCACCGAACGCTCTGACGATTTGAGCAGGAACCGATTCAGTGACCCGTCACGACCGCGGCGCCGTCGGTACCGCGTGCGCAGCGTCTTGGGTGCCTCGCGAATGGATCGCGTGCCCCACTGCGGGCGCGACTTCATCGAGCCCGCCGCGATGCCACCATCCTGCCAGCCGAACGACGTCAGCTCGCTTTTCTGGGTGTCGGCCACGCAATCAATCGTGCCGGCGCTGGAGAAGGCCAACCGCAGCCCTCGCACCTTTGCCAGCTCGGTGACGTAGTCGCGCAGCCGCTGCGGCTCGACGAGCGCGATGTCGGTGGCGAGCTTGCTGCTGCCTGCTGCCGCCACGTCCGCCTCGGCTTGATCCCATGTCGTCACGTTGATGTCTCCACCGGGGCCGTGTGCACTGCTCACCAGTAGGGTGCGGAGTTGCCGTACCGGGTTGCGCATGCCGAGGTAGTACGCCTCGCGTATTTCACCCTGCGTGCGATCCCGCTGCGTGACGCGCACCTCGTCGATCGCACCGGGGAACCGATTCGATCCAGCCGTAGTGTCGGCTCCGATGATAAACGGTTGCGTATTGTCGCCTCCCGACGCCGAACCGGTCGCGCTGCCGACAACCTCGCCGTCCTGGTATAGCGTAACGCCGGTGCCGCTCTGCACCACCGCGAAGTAATGCCAGACGTTCTGTGTCACGGTGGTGCTCCCGGTGACCGTCGTCGCGGTCCCGATGTTATTCATCACCACCTGAAACTTGTCGCCCGAGCTGTTGATCAGGCCGAGCTTGTAGCCGCCGACGGCGGCATCATACTTCGTCACCGCGGTTTTCAGCGTGCCGCCGGGGCTGACGGTGTGCATGCCCCAGAACTCAACCGTGATGGTGCCGAAGGAATCGAGGTTCGATTGCGAGCCGTCCTCGATGTAGAGCGGCAGCTGATTCGTCGACGTCTCGATATTGTAGGCACTCAGCGAGCTGTTCGCCTTGCCATTTTGCAGGTTCGTCAACGGGGCGAGGGCCGTGTCAACGAGCAGCCAGTCGATCGCGCCGTAGAAGTGTCCGAACCCGCCGAGGACCGTGAAGTCAGCCGAATTGCTGATCGAGCCGACCGCCGCAATGCTCGGTGACGGGGAATCCACCGCACCATCGACACGCAGGTAGAGCGTCTGTGACGTCCGATCAATGCACAGCTCGACCAAGTGCCACGCGCCATCGAGCGGCGTGGTGCCGCGTACGGTCACCTCAGTGACGCCGTCGCCGATGGACCCCTGCGCGCAACCCTTGTCAACGACCAAGTTGTAGCCGGACACGCCGAATGCTGGCCCACCCTTCTCGACCAGGGTCATATCCGCCCGAGACGAGGAGCCGCGGTCAGGGCGAACCATCGCCGCGATCAGCGTGGTGGACGTGCCGCGATCAAGGTTGCCGTTCTGCGCCGCATCGGTGAGCGTACCCGTGATGATGCCGTCACCGAGTAGGCATGGCTTGCCGTTCTTGCCGTTCGCGACGTAGTCGCCGGGCGTCGCGCCGGTGATGGTCAGGGGGTTGACGTTCGACGCCAGCTGACTGTTGCCGTTGTTCTTGAACGCCCAGAAGCCGACCGTCGTGCTGCGGCGCAGGTAGTGATTGCGCTCCGGCTTGCTGTCGTGAATCGCGGCGCCGTCGTTGCCCCGGAAGTGCCACAGGCCAGACACCTCGGGTTGCCAGCCCATTTCGGTGCACTCGACATCGGCGAGCACCGGCACCAGCTCGTCAGTCTTTGATATGACGGCGCCCTCGAACACCGCCTCAAAGAAGTTTTGCCCGGTGAGATTGGTTACGCTTGCGCTGTCGTAGCTGATCGGCGTCAGTGTGCCGGTGTCATCGAACGATGCAGTGCTGCCGTTAATGCCGCCGATGACGGCGAGCAGGAACGTGTTCCGACGAATGAAGTAGCCAATCGCGCCGTCGACCCGCGACCACGAAAGACGATGCGTGCGCGTGTTGGCAGAGACCTCACCAGCGGTGAGCGTGCGTGAGACGGTCTGCTGCGAGGACTCGCGCAGGCCGTTCCATGCGGTCACCTCGTACGTGTACGCTGCGGCCGTCAGCGACCCGCCCGCAAGCAGCGAAATTGACGGCGTCGACATCGTCAGCCGGCGATCGTAGCGGATCGCGTACTCACCCGGATTGATCAGCGACGCTCCGGTGTCGGCGCCAAGATACAGCGCGTTCACATGCGGCTGTACGTTTGCATAACCGTTGGCGGCCGCGAGATCGCAGCCGACGAGGTAGCGGTGCTGCGAGTACAGACGCGGTTCGGCCGCAGCCCAAGCGAGGCGGTCGGTGCCCTCGACGTAACGGCAAGGGCTGTGCTCGCGATGCGCCCCGAGGTGAATGGGGATGGTCGAGCCGACTGCGAAGCGCTCGTCGGTGGCCTTCGGGAACAGGTCGGTTCCAATGACGAGCCGCGGGTACGGCGTGTCCAGCACGTCGGCGGACTGGTCAGTGATGCTCAGCTCAACTGACCCGTCCTCCTGAAATTGACGATCTTCGACCATGCCATAGAAGCGGTCTGACAGCGTCGTGGTGCCGTCCTCGCTGACGAGGATGCGACGCAGGATCGCTCGACGGCCACGCGCATCGGTCGAGCGAAACAGGCTCGCGATCGCGTTGGTGCCCGCTGCTTGATCCCATTCGCCGGTGACGGTGACGTCGGACTGATCGAGCGCGCCAACGACGCACGTCAGGGTGCCGTCCTCGGGGATGCCGAAAAAAGCGTCGCTCAGCTTGCGTTGAATCTTGGGGTACGGCTTGAGCCGAGCTTCGTAGACGTTGCTCGAACCATCGAGCACGGCGGACCCGTCCGGCAGGGTTTCCGCCGTCGACCAGTAGACGGTACCGGACAAGAGTTGCAGCTCCAGCAGATTGATCACTTGCGCCATGGCTTACAGCACCTCGCGAAATTGAATGCCCGAAATGGGCGACTCGACACCTTCGCGCACCACCTCGAAGTCACCCGTTCGCTGCATGTGATGCACCTGCGTCAAGTCACCCTCGTTGTCGTACCAAAGGAACACGCGATTTTTTGGGATGTTCGCCAGCTCCGCGTATTGATTCAGCGTCGCGGTGTCTGTCGTTTCGGGTCGCACCGTCGCGGTGATCACCGTCCGGGTCGGCGTCGCCATCCCGACCTCCTCAGAGCCACCGATCTGCAGCTCCTCGGCCTTGGACGGCAGTTGCTTGCTGTACCCCGTTGCGACGTTCTGACTCAGCGTCTTAAGCAGCGGCCAGGCCCCAACCATGCCGACCTTGAAAAAGGTCGCCCCTGCATCGAGGCTGGCGGGCGTCAGTCGCACATACTGAAACGTCCAGGTCGACGACGGCACGCAAATCAGCTTCCGGCGCGTCGTCCAGCGCTCGGCCGTGCTCACGCTGAAGGTTTGAAGCTGCGTGAATCCGCTGCTGCTGGAGTTGCTACCTTCGATGGTGAGGGTGCCGAAATTCACGTTTTCGATGCTGAACGCTTGAATCGTGGTCGGGGCGCCGAGGTTCAGCGTGAACACCGGGGCGGTGGTGCTGGATGACCGGGCGAACCGCCGCGGGTTCGGCACCGCGATACGCGTCGCGGGATAGCTCGCGTGCATGTTCGTCGCCGCAAACACGGTGAATGACTTTGCCAGCGGGCTGTATTGCTTCGACGTTGCCACGAATCCTCCGTCAAGTACGATGGGCATGATTTGGCCTATGCGAGCGATGCCCGCAGCAGTGAGAAGGAAGCGCCGCGCTAGCGGACGGTGATCGTGCCGGCGATGAGCGGGTCCGACGGCGCACACAGCTCGCCGCGACTGTTGGCGCGGACCGCGACTTGCGTGCCGTTCTCTAGGCCCGCGAGCCACTGCGATGCGGTCGCGCCGGATGGCAGCCAGCCGATCGCACTGTTATAATCGGCCGTGAACTTCCATGCTGGCGGGTACGTGGTTGACGGCTGCACGCCGAAGTCGATCGCGGACAGCCCGGCCGCGTTCAGCCAGCAATCGGGCATGTTCGTGTCGAGCTGCACCGCCACATACGAGAGCTGGCCGACGCTGACGGCGCGCACAGTCGCCATGTTCGGCCCCGTGATCTTGACCGCGCCGGTGCTGCCGCCGAGTCGTGAGCGACCCTTACCGAATAGCCCGATGCCTTGGTGACTAGAGCTCTGCAGGTCGATCAACCACCCGACGAAGTCGCCGCCGTTGGTGTAGCCGTTGGCGGGTGTGAGCAGCGAGTCCGCCGCGAGCCCGGTCAGCACGCCCAGGCCCTCACCAAGAAGCACGTTGTCATCCTCGATCCAGACGACGTAGTTGCCGACGCTGCCGCCCGAGGAGTGCTGATAGATGAAGCCGCGCAGGTCGAGGTGCCCCGCGCGTTGCGAGATGATCGTGCTCGAAAGATCGAACACGCCCCAATAGGAACCGATCGCGGAGAACGCGTGGAAGTCGACCCACACGGCGCCGGTACACGTGACGTTATCGACGAATTGCGTGCTGAAGCAGGCACCGGGACCGCTCGCGCGGAGCCCACCGACGCGGAGCCGCGACGACGTACCACGACTGCCGACGCTGTCGCCCGTCCAGAGCTTATTTTTCACGACCACGCGCGCGCCAGCGAACGCGCGAAGCGACCCGTTGATCACGCACTCGTTGCTCGCGTCGTTACAGTAGATCGTCAGCGTGTTCATGGTGTCATCGGACTGCGAATCAATGCCCACGACACCGTAAGGATACCCAGCGTTCCCTACCATCGCGTAGGCCCCGGAGATGTTATCGTCCGGCTTGATCCCGTGCTTGACGTCGATCGACGCGAACGGACCGTCGGACCCGTTGATGACGGTGCCCGCCGCGAGATAGCGCGGCGTGCTGCCGTACGTGCCGAACAGCGGCGAGCCGCTGGCGTATACGACTTTGATGCCCCCCGTGTATGCCATCGAAACTCCTTACGAAAACTTGAGCGACGTTGCGACGTCGGTGCCGGGCACGTAGCCCGTCGTGGGCGCGACCATCGCGCTGACCATCACCATTTGCGTGCCCGCCGCTTGCGTCCACGTGGACAGCAGCGGCGACGTGTTCGGCGTGAGCCGCACCCCGATCGCGAGGTGGTTCGTGGTGCCGACCTCGGCGATTTCAGTCTGACTCGTGGCGCCGACGAGGTTGATATTGCCGTTGCCAACGACCGCATCGACCATGATGGCGTTAGCGACGGTCGGGGTCAGTGTCACCCCGACGCTGCCGCCGGCTGCCGTACTGGAACCGGACGACGTGATCGACGCGGCGCCCTGCAACAGAATGCACGCCGCGGTCGCATACTCGCGGGGGTGCGTGGTGAACGCGCTCCCCATGGTGAAGGTGGTCAGCGTGACGGGTGGATTGAGAATGTACCAGAGCGACAACCGCAGCGTCTTGCCGCCGACGATCAGCTGCGTGGCCGCGAGCTTGGTCATCGCGGCGAAGCTGGCGTGTGTCACCGCCGTGGGTTCCAGAACGCCGAGCGCCGTGCTTGCGTCGAACGCGGCGATTGCCACGATGGCGATGCGTTCACCCGCGGCTGGACCGGGTGACGTCAGGCCACTGACGCTGATATTGACGCCGTTGGCCGACGCATTGGACCCGGTCGACGAGCCACTGACGACACCGACGAGCGGGCCGCTGCGTTGGGCGCGGATGGCGTAGCGATCCCCGAGCGCGAACGCGACGCCGCCGCCGACGTTAGATTGTTGCGTCGACGACGAGAGCGTTGCCGTCAGGCCCGTCGATGCCCCGTTCTTCATCAGGTCGAGCACGATCTGCTCGCCGGTGGTGAGCGCAGGCGTCACGCTCGCACTCAGCGCGTTGACCGTGCCGGCGAACGGCAACGGGCGCTCAGCCGCCGCGGACGTCGCGGCAGGGAACGGACTCGACGTAAAGAACTGATCGGCCGACGCGCGTGCCACGTGCGACCCGCCGTCAATGACTGCGAGCGCCGTGCCGCCCGCGTCGATTTGCAGCCAGCGGTTCAAGAGCGACCCCGTCTGACCCGTCAGCGCGGTGATGAAGATGTCGTAAAACCCGCTGACCGCCAGCGTGACGGTCCAGTTGCCATTCGCGTCGGCGGTCGTCGATGCGGCGACCGTGCTCGTGCCTGCATTCTTCACCACCACCGCAGCGTTAGGCGAGACACGCAGGTACCCGTTTAGGGATTGCCAGACCACGTCACTATACGGACCAGACACATGAACTCCTTAGCGCTCGTCGCAGCGGTTCGGCTGCCATTGGATGCGGGGCTCGTTGTCGGCGTCATCGTGACGCGCGACGATCAGCCGCGTGCACTTCGCCGGCCACTCGATGACGAGCGGCAGATTGACGTCGAGCGGTTCCGACGTCGGACTGTCGAGGTTTGGTCGCGTGCCGAGCGCGCGCAGCCAGAGGCGACGACGCCCAAGCCCATCGACCGCCACGTTTGCAGTGGCGTGCGGCTCGCAACGGACAGCCGCGTCATTCGGGATGACGCCGGCCGGTTCAGCTCGTTTGACAGCGGGGTTCGGTTTGCGCTCGGTGATCGGCGCCGCGAGGATTTCCCACCCCGCCAGTGAGGCGCAGCCTTGCGGCTGCGTCCACTGGAAGGTGAGCACCGCGGCGTGCACGGGCTGCGCAAGCAGCCCGAGCAGCGCCACGGTCGCTAACGTGATCCTCACGGCACCACCTCGACCGACTCGAATACCGGCGCGGGGGGCCGCACCGGCGTTGGGGTCGCCGTCGGGGTCGGGGTGCGTGTGGGTGATGGCGTCGGCGTACGCGTCGCGGTCCGCGTAGCCGTGAGCACAGGAGTAGGTGACCGCGTAGGAGTCAGAGTCGGAGAAGCGGTGGCCGTGGCGGTAGGTGTAACAGTGGCCGTCGGGGTGGCCGTCGGGATGGTGGCGAAGCGGTCAGGCGTGTCGCACTGAGTCGCCCCGCCGCATCCCGTGCAGGCTTCCCCGGCCCCGTTCGATTGACAGAGCCGAAACCGCAGCTCCTCACCGGGCGAGGCTGGCGTGATGAAGTAGGCGCAGAGTACGCCCGCTTGCGGCGGGTCGCACTCCTGTTGCGCCACGAACGCGTCCGGCAGGACGACGACGTCAGGGGAGCTGACGCGCAGCATGCGAGCCGCGGTCGCGTTGGATGCGAACGGCGCGAACCGCGCCCGGAACGTAACGGGTGCCGGCTGCGCAAACGCAACCGACACCATAACGGACAGGGCGCAGCACGCGCCGACAATCGTTCGCATCACATGGACTCCTTAGTGTGTTGGGGTTAACGATACGTCGGACCGGACCCGCCAATGATGGCGACTTCGGCGCGGAGCTTGTTGCTTCGCTTCAAGGCTTCCGACATCGCGTCAACGATCACAGGCTTGATCGCTGCGGCGACTTCCTTGGGGTTCGTCGTATCCAGGCCGCTGATGTTGATTTCGACCTTGATGGCAACGTCACGGGGCTGCTGCGGTGCTTGTGTCAGGTTGACCCGAGGCGGTGCCTCGCGTGGACCCTGTGCCGCGGGCGTGAACGGCTGCCGCGGGCGGAAATCAGTCAGCAGTCGCGGCATGTCAGCAACCATGCGCGCGAAGTAGCGTTGCACCTCGCTCGTGCGAAAAGCCTGACTGAGCGGTAGAATCAGCTCGGGGCCGTTTTCACCGACCCGCGCCACCGTCGAACCGCGCACCAGCCCGCCGTTAGCGAACCCGAGAACGGGGCTCACGTAGTCGCGATCCTCGATCTTGTGGCGGACTTCCTTGACCAGTGTCTGCAGTGCACTGAGGGAGGTTGCCCCCGGTGCCAGCTCCTGCAGCGTGGCGATCAAGTCAGCGATCGGCCCACCTTCAGCCTTGACCTTCGCAAGCGTCTTGGCGTCGAACCCAAGGATACCACCTAGCCGCGCGTACGTGAGTCCGCCGACACCTAGCGGTTCGATCGCCGCTTTCAGCTTCTCTTGCCCGACGGCCGTCAGCCCGTAACGACCCGAGCTTTGCCCGCCGCCAGGACCACCGGTGCCGCCACCAGTGCTGCCACCACCGCCAGTGCCGCCGTCGCCACCGTCACCAGACTTGACCGGGCCGTTGACGACAGTGCTGCCCTGTCCTTCGATCAGCGCGCGGATCGCCTGTAGCTCAGTCAGCGAGCTAGCCTGAATCGACTCGATCGAGATATCGGTAACGCCGAGCGCCGCGAGCTTTGCTTTCAGCTCGTCCTGCTTCTGCTCGAAGATCGCGTTACCTTGCCCCTGAATCCATTCGAGAACGCCAGCAGTGTTATTGCTGACCTCTTGAATTTTTTCCTTGGCCGCATCCTGCGCAGCCGTGATCGCGTCCTGCTCAGTCCGAAGCTGTGCTTCGATCGCGTCGAGCTTTGCGTTGGTTCCCTTCTGCAGCGCCTTGATGTCCTCTTGCAGTTTCGTCTGCTTGACGATCAAGGCATCGACGTCGACAGCCTTGACGCCCGCTTCGTTCTTGATCTTGTCGAGAGCCAGAGCGACCTGCTCGAAGATCACGCGAAACGCCTCGCTCGACTGCGCGATACCGGCGGCTTGTGCCTGCCCCAGAATCTGCGGAGCGAGCGTGGAGAGCTTGCCGGCGGCTTCCTGGCGTTGCTCGTCGGTCAGGCTCGTGTCGTTAAACCGTGCCTGCTGCGCGAAGAATTCCGATTGCAGTGTCTGCAGTCGGACGATCCCCGAGTCGGGCGATGTGTTCCCGACTTGAATTTGCAGCAGCGTGTCGGTGACCTGATCAAGCGTCGCTTTCCACGCCTGTGCGGTCGCGAGTGCTTCCTGTACCGCTTCCAGCTCAGTCTGCTTCGCGTCAATCGCCGCTTGAGCGTTGCGCTGGATCTGCTCGCGCTCCTTCGTCAGCCGGGTGATATTATCCTGGTGCTGCTTTACGATCACCGCGGTTTCAGCGTTGATAGCCGCGACCCTGATCTCAAGGTCACGCTCGGCCAGTGCCTGCAGCCTCGTCAGCGCTCCGAGCTTATCCTCGGTCGTCGCTTCGTCCGGGCCACCCGGAACGCGCCTCAGGTACTGCTCCAGTTCCGACGCAGTGATGACGCCGGAGTTTGCCGCCGCCACGATCTCGGATTGCGACCCGAAGTTTTGGAGCTGCGTCAGGCGAAACTCTCGCTCGATGTCCGGCAAGTCGCGGCGAATGACCTCCGCTGATGCACCGCCATCATTGCGCAGCGCAAAAATCCGGGCGTCCAGTGCGTTATTGAATTGCTCCTGTGCCGCTTGCAGCTGAACGATCGCAGTGGCGAGCCCCAGGACCGAATTGTCAGCCTCGGTAAACACTGACGCCAGGTCACGCCCGGCGTTGATCAGCTCCTCCATCAGGGGCCTGAGCCCTTCCATCGCGGTGCGAGCATCACGCAACGCTTGTTTCTGGATCTCGCTCGCTTCGGCCCGCGTCAGGTCACCGGACTTTACCTTTTCTTCGGTGTCCGTGATCGTGTCGAGCACTGGCCCAAGGATGTCGCCCTTGAATGCCCCGTCGATCACCGAGTCAAACGTCAGCTTCGCGATCTGCTCACGAAACGCATTGTCGACTGACGTGGTGAGGCTCTTGGTGAACGCCTCGACGTTGAGATCCCCGTCGAACAGGCCGGACGAGAATGCTTCCTGCAGGGCAGGACCGAACGCCTCGGCTTCCGCGACTGCGCCGCGGATCTGCTTGTCAAGCTCCTCGAACGTAAACGTCGCGTTCTTGTGGAACATCGCAATCGCGATGGCTGCCGCGTCCACACCCTGCGGTAAATCCTGATAGAAGGCTGCCGCAACGCCCTGCACGGCGCGCTCCTGATCTTGCAGCGCAACGTCGTTGTCCTCGCTCGCGAAAAATCGCAGCATGGTTTCGAGCGTCTGCCGGGGTCGGCCGAGCGCAAGAATCGCGTTGCCGAAAATCTCCATCGACTCGGCCGCATCGGCGCCTTCGACGTTGATGGAACCGAGCAGGTCGGCGATGATCGCGAGGGAGCGCTGCTCCTCGTTGCCGCCCTTCTTGCCGATGATCGCGCGGTAGGCGACACCGAGCCCAAAGGCACCGTCGATCTGTTCCTTATTCAGGCCGATCGCTTCCTCTTGGAGCTTGATGAATTCGCGCATGGCCGGCACGAACTCCAGGCCGGTTTCCGCTATGATGCCGCGCGTGCCGCCGCCTACGGACGTGAGCTGCTCCGGCGTCAGGCGGTCAGCGCGATCGCCGACTTTACCGTCTTGACCAATGCCGCGGATGAACGTACCCGAGTCCCGTCCGAAGAAACCCGAACCGATCTCGTCATTTTCAATGAACTCCTCGAAGTTCTTTCGGATCGCGGTGCCCTTCGTGGGCGGTTGCGATGCGAGGTAGAGCAGCGGGGCGAGAGGGTTGGCGAGCATCAGCGCCGTGGTGCCGGCGATATTGCCGAAGCTCACCTCGCCATTGAACAGGTCAAACATGGCCTTGCCGGCTTCCTTGCCGCTGATCGCACCGAAGGACATGAGTCGGACCGTCAGCTCAGAGAGGGCATTCAGGGTCGTATCGTCCGTCACCGCCTTCGAGACGTACTTGAAACTGTCCTCACGATCGAAGAATGACGTGCGCGCCTGGCTCGCCCCTGCGGCGATGCTCAGCGTGCCGACAATACCGATGACGGCCGCGGCGACCGCCGCCGCGACGCCGGCTGCGGCGAGTGAGGCGCCGGCTCCAGCGAGCGCACCACCACCACCCACTGCCCCGGCGCTACCTAGGCCGGGCGCTGCGCCGCCTACGATGGTGCCCGTAGCGACATCGACGGTCAGGCCCGTAGCGACATCGACGACCAGGCCGGGGGCGATGGCACCGCCACCGACGGCACCGAGCGCGCCGGTACCTGCGATCGAAGGTCCGACGACACTGTAAGCCGCAAGCGACGAGATATCGGCACTCAATAGCGTGGTCGCTGCGGCCCCATTCGCCACAGCGGATGTCGTGAGGCCAAGGGCGTTCGTAAGTGCCCCGAACCCCGAGTAAAGCTGCTTGCCGAGCGAAAACAGCTGCTGGCCCTGCTGGAGTATTCCCCCAGCACCACCGCCACCACCACCGCCACCACCACCGCCACCACCACCGCCGACGGCGCCGCCGACGGCGCCAACGATATTGGCGACGATCGGTAGGATGATCTTCTGCGTGGCGATGTCAGCGAGCGCCTTGAAAATGATACTTTTCAGGCCGTCGGCAAATCGTCCGGCGTCGATCCTACCTGTTGCGAACAGCTCCTCGAACGCACCCCGTCCAAGATCCACGACGCTATCAAACGCGTCGTCGAGCGAGTCCTGCGTCGTGCGAGCGAACCGCGCAGCGGCGCGCTCGGCGTGCGCGTACTCCTCTTGCAGCTGCACCAGCTGCCTGACGCCCGCTTCCGCTTCGGGACTGAGGGTGCCACCCTGATTGATCGCGCGCCGCCGCGCTTCGATGACGGCCAGCTCCTCGGTGGCTTGCGCTAACGTGAGCGTGCCGGACGCTTGCTGGTTCAGGACGTTGATGCGGGCTTGGATGTCCCCGATAGAGTCGCGGGTGCCCTGGAGGGCTGCCTGCGAATCCCGCAGGGCGTCGTTGGCGTGCTGCTGGTCAAATAGTTCGGCCGCAAGTCGCCTCGCGCCTTCAATTTTCTCATCGTTTTGCTGCGCAGTGCGAGCCGTGAACTCAGCCGCAGCGACAGCCTGTGCACGCTCGATGTCGATTGAGCGTCCGCGCGCGGCACCGACTTCGTCAATGGCCTTGCGCTCTAGGTCCAGCTGAGCCAGCCGTTCGTTACCGTTCGTCGTGAACGACTGGAACTCTTTCAGCTTGCTCAGCTTCTCGGCGGCTTCCTCGGCATGCAGCGCTTGCTGCCGGTAGGATTCCGTCTCTTTGTCGGTGGCGCCCTTCGCGTGCAGCTGTGCTGCGGCAATGTTCGCCAACGTCTGAACGTAGGAGTCGCCTCGCGCGATAGACTGCGCGATGGCGTTCGCCTCCGCTTCCGTGGTGGCGATCTTCTCGGCCATCGCCTCGCGGAGCCGCTGAAACTCTCCGGCTTCGGCTTTGATCGACTTGGCGTGATCCTTACCGGAGGTGATCAGCGCCTGGTTCTTACGTTCCAATTCACCGCGCGAGACTGACGCGTCATGCTCTACTCCGTTGGACTGCCGCAGCGCATCCGCGACCGCCAGGTTCGTTTCAACTTGATCGCGGCCGAGTCGCTTCGACTCCTCGCGTACTTTGACCTCGACCTGCAGGCGCTTGCTCGAGTCGTCGTTTTCCTTGATCGCGGCCTCTTGTGCAGCCTTGAGCGCTTCGAGATCCTTGGCGGCCCCTGCTGCGGCGCCACCGAGCGACGCAAGAAAACTCGCGGTGTCGGCGATGAGCGGACTCATGCCGCCCAGTCCGGTGGTGAGCCCCCGCACTTCCGCGTCGAGGCCGCTGACGAACTCTGCGGCCCGTCGAGCGGCTTCGGCGGCGTCCCGCTGCGCCACTGCGGCCAGTCGAGCGGCTTCGGCGGCGTCCCGCTGCGTTTGGGCTACGCTCTCTTGGTGTGCACGATTCGCGTCCAGGGCGGACGAAAGGGTAACGTATGCCCCTGCGGCCACGGCTACATTGCCCGTAAGTAACCCAGCGGCGGCCGAGGCTGCCCCAATGACGATTTTCCAACCGTCCGTGGAGTTAGCGACGAGTGCTGTTACGTGGAGTAGCTCACCGAAGATCACAACAAGGTCGCGCAGGAGGCTCTGGTCCTGCGAGATCGCGGCCAGCAGCTCCTCGTAAGCGTTGCGCAGCTTCGCGATAGACCCCTCAAGCGTGTCCGTGTTGATTCGTTGCTGGTCGTACGCCTCTGACGTCGCAGTGATCTGCCCCGTCATTGTTTCTAACGACGAGGACACCTGCAGAAGCTGCTGGGCGACCGTGACGTTTTCGGTTTCGAAGCGGTCCGTCAGCTCTGTAACGGTGAGCTGCTGCGCCGCAAGGTTTTCAAGCGCCTTAGTAATCCCAACGATCTTGGGATTGGTGGCGTCGCTACCCTTCTGCAATTCCAGGAAGATGTTACGCAGCGACGTGCCGATTTTCTCGGCCGGCGTGCCGAACGCCGCGAGCTTCTGCAGGACGGCGTTAAATTGCTCGAACGACAGACCTGCGCCTCGCGCCTCGGTACCGGCCTTGACGATCGCATCCGCCAAGTCAGGAATCTCGGCTGCACCAAACTTGGCGCCGGCCGCGAGCACGTTGATAAAGCGCGACGCCTCCCCGGCGCCAGCTCCAAACTGATTCAGTGCGGTGACGAGCAGACGTGACGACTCGGGAACTGCCGTCCCCGTCGCCTCGGCGAGCGCAATGGCTTCGCGCGTCACCGCCGCTAGCGCTTTCGCGTCCTCTAGCAGCTCAGGCTTAGCGCTCGCGATGAGCTTGAACGCCTCGACGGTCTGAATCGCGGCACTGGTGGTGCTCCGGCCAAGCTCAATGGCCTGATCACGCAGATAGTTGAGATCCTTGCCCGTCGCGCCAGTGATCGCTGAAAGGTTAGCGAGGCCCTTTTCAAACTCGCGACCGAATCGGATTGAGTCGGAAAGGATTTTCCCGAGCGCCCCAATCCCGGCGACTGCCACAAGCGCCGCTGGGCCGAGAGCGGCGACAGACGAACCCACCGGACCGAGCTGCGCCGCGTACTGCCGCGCGACGTTGCGCAGCCCCTCCATCGTTTTGGCCTTCAGCGTGAGCGCTTGGGTAGCTTTGCCGGAGCTGGCGGTGAGGCCGTCGCTCGCGATAGAGACTCCCAGATTATTTGCGACGTCGCTGCCACCCTTCGAGAGCGCGGCAAACACCGCGTCAGCTCCAGGCGCAGCAACGCGCAGACGAATTTCGACAGTACGTTCAGCCATGGCACTCGCTCGGTAGACAGCAGAGGGAACAGCGGTGAAGCGGGGCGGTGTCTTGACAAAACGACAACCGTTGTATTATGGGGTTGACCCGATGACCGATCTAACTCCGAGTCAGCAGGTGCTGCGCGACGCGAAGCTGTTTAAGGCCGTCACGGCTGCGTTCATCGTGGCTGCCGTCATATTCACCGGCCGAAGCATGTGGGCTGACGGCAAGCGGGCGGATGAAGCCCGCGCCCGAGCAGCGAACCGCGCCTGCTGGAGCGCCGAGCAGCTATGCGACATCGCAGTGGCGCGGCTAAGGGACGCCCTCGAGTGCCGTCGACACAAGTACGAGTACGAGTGTGAACAGCCGCAGGCCCTTGCCGCGTACGCCAAGGGGAGTTTTCGAGAGGCGCTGAAGGATGCCGGCAAGGTTAGCGACCTTGCCTGTGTTCAGTCTTGCTTGTGGCAGATGCGAACACAGGAAGACTGGATGAAGCTATTTGACTCGTTTTTAGCGCAGCGCCGCTAACACGATCGACCGGAACGCGGCGTCGTCAGCGTAGAGCCACACCATGACACCCGTGCGCATAACGTACGGGACGACACCGCCGGTTTTGGCGACGTCGCGGTGTAGCTGCTCACGACCGGCGCGACCCATCGGCAGCCCGAGATCGTCGAGCAGTACGGACGGCGTCAGGCCATCCCATCCGCGCAGGATACTCTGCGCTTCGACTGCCAGCGCTTCGAGCGGCGGCAGTGATTCGATGCGGATGAACGTCTGCGGTGACGGACAGCTTACCGTCACCGCAAAACCGTTCACGATAGGGACCACCCGAGGCGCTGACGCAGGAGGTTCGGACAGGGCGTCTTTCAGGCTCACGTTTCCTCCGGCGCTTCGGGTGGTTCTTCGTCACCGTTCATCACGGCGCACGCGTGCTGCAGGAGCTCGTACGCGCGTGGCTTCTCAGTAATTTCGTAGACGTTGAATGCCATCTCGATTCCGTTGCGATCGAGGTGCCATTTTTTCGCCCCGTCAGGGTGCTTGTGGTCGACGGGGTGTGCCTCTGCGCTGGCGTAGAACAACCGCTGTAGGCGGTCGCCTGGTTCGCCTGCCTGCTGGAAGGGGCACTCGTCGCATTCAGTGCCGACGGGGTGCTGCGATTCACAGCAGGGCACGCAGGGCACTTCCTCCCCGTTCGGACCTGTGAGGACCGGGCCGACTTTGCGTTCAGCCATATCCTCACATTCGGTGCAGGATTTAGGCAGCGCCCGCTTGAGATACCCGAACAGCCGGAGCGCTTTTCGAGTCCTCCGATTCGACGTCGTCGCGGTCGTTCTCGTCCATCTCGGCGATCGCGTTGCGGATCGGCGTCGCGAAGTAGTCGGGGAGCGCGTTCAGGAAAATGATCTGCGCGTCCTCGAACGAATACGGATACTCGCCGCCGTTGTCCTTGAACACCTGATCGACGGCAGCCTTTTTCGACGGCTTGACGTAGAGCTTCAGCTTGTTGAGGAACACGTCAGGGGTCAGTCCGGTCCAGTCCCGCACCACGGCCTTGCACCACGTCCTGGCGTAGCCCTCGCGATCACTCACGAGCTTACTGCGCTTGACCTTGGTGCCGTCATCCGAGAGCTTGTCGCGCGTCGCGACCGGCAGCCAGTTGATCGTGACCTTGAAACCCTCCCCGCAATCCACCACGCGCTCGACCTTCGGACTCTCGTCGATCGCACCAGAAAGAAAACCACCCATGATGTCAGCTCCTCTATTGCTTTGGTTGTGCTGCGTTGGAGTAGAAACGACGAAAGAGGCCGAGGCCCCCCGAAGGGAGCCCCGGCGCAACAATCATCGTCAGCGTGTTACGGCTGGCAGTGGATTTCCCACTCGCCCTCGTCCACCGTCGGGTGCATCAGTCGATAGGTGAGTGTGGCGGTACGCAGTCCAGCGTCATCCGCCTTCGGCACGTCCTCCAGCTGTCCGTTGAATACGAACTTGATTTTGCGACCACCCGGCGTGGACGAGCCGTGCTGAAAGCTGACCGTGTGGTACTCGTCAGTGCCGGCCTTCAGGTTCTTGAACCACGTTACGGCTTGCGCCGAGTCGAGGCCGACGACGAGCTGCAGCTTGGACTGCCGCGCCGTGAAGCGGAGCGCGGACAGGCCATCCGCCGCGTTCGCGTCCTTGACCTCGGAAATGGTCTGACCGAAGTCGAACGAGAAGGACTTGAGGTACGGCGTCACCGCTGCGTCCGCGCCAAGCGGATCAATCAGCAGGTTGGCGCTTTTCATCGTCTCGGCGATGTAGCCGCCAGGCTGCAGCGGGACCGGGAACGTCGGAATCGCCTGCGCGATCGGCGCGGCGTACAGACCCGTGATGGTCGGGTCGACGGTGACGAGCTGACCGGCCGAGCCGGCAATCACCATGTTGCCGCGACAGCCGACCGCACGGTACAGCACGCCGTTGCCCGTCTCGGCCTGCTCGTGCACCGAGATCGCACCCGATGCCCAGCCGCTCGACCGCGGCTTGTAGATTACCGAGGACGCATGCACGAGCGTTTCGGCCGCGCCGCAGACTTGAAACAGCTTGCCCAGACGGTACGTGCTGGCTGCGTTGTTGTGACCCATGAGCAGCATGCCGGGCGTGAAAATCTGCAGCTGCCGACCGATGGCAAAGCCGACCGGAGTCTGCGACGCCTTCAGGATCTGCGGGTCGATGAAATCCGTCTGCACCTGCACGATCTGCGAATTGCGGAACAGGTAAGACGGGGAACTGAACGCAGTCGTTTCAGGGGTGCCGCCTGCGTATGTCCCTTCCAGTAGCGAGTTGAACGCTACAGTATTGACGAGCATGTCTGCGATGATGCTATCCTCCCGGACTATACGAGTCCGACGATTATTCGTATTCGGTTGTGGTTAGTGCTGCGGGCGAGGTTGGTTCAGAGAGGAAGGTGCTTCCAGACACGCCTCGACAAAATCGTCGTCACGTGCGCGCGGCTCACGCCGAACTCGGTTGCGAGGCCCTGGTGTGTTTCCGTCAGAGCCCGGCGGCGAATCTCCAGCACCTGAGATTCGACGAGTGTGCTGCGGTAGTGCGCCTCGCCACGCGGCGGGTTTGTTCGTCCCGCTGCTTCACGGTCAGCGCAATTTTGTTGCTGGGTGCCTAGGTAGAGGTGACCAGCGCCATCGCGTACGCAATTCGCCACGTTGCATCCGTGGTTCAGTTGCTGACCGTCTGGAACCGGGCCGTGCTTTTCTTCCCAAGCTACAATGTGAACGTAGAGCGTCTTGCGGCGATGTCGGAGAGTGTGCGGGCGAGCGCTGCACCCGCATGCTGCCAGGTGAACCGCTGTCGCACGTCGCGTGCGGCCCGCTTCCCCATGCGGACCGCTGCGCGATACTGATGCTGAATGCTCGCCATGTGCTCGACGACCTGGTTTAAGTCGGCCAGCGCACTGTTGACGATGTCGCCATCGACGCCCATGCCGGTGGCTACCGGCTTCCAGTCGACATAGCGAACGGTGTCAGGGTTCGTGAAGTCGAGCAGCCCGCTGTACCGCGTCGCGATACAGGGCAAGCCGGTTGCCATTGCTTCGAGCAGCGTCAGGCCCCAGCCCTCGCCCGCCGTCGGGAATAGGAACGCGTGTGACCTACGATACGTCTCGGCCAGCAGCGCGACCGGCAGCCGGCGCGGATCGAGCACGATGCGCCGCTTGGTGAGCACGCCGGATTCCTGCATTTCCCAACCGTCGTTCACGGCCGCGGTGATCGCGGAGCGCGTCATCACCGTTTTGGCGTACAGGTGTGAATCCTCGCGGTGACCGTAGGGCGTCTGATCCCAGATGTCTTCGACGACATCCCAGCCTTTGCGAGCATTCGGGGCGCCGACCATCAGCCACTGGAAGGACTCGCCCCGCTTCCACTCACGATCCGTTGCGGGGGGTGAGAACGTCGCGGGGTCGAAGCCGAGCGGCACAATGAGCGGGCGACGCTTCGTGTACGGCGCCAGCAGGTCGCGGCAGAACGTAGACGGCACCAGGACGACGTCCGCCTGGTCGAGCTCCGGGCGCACGCTCAGCGGGAAGTCGGGTGATTCCCACATGGTGTAGAGCACTTCGAGCTTCGAGCCGGAACGCGCGCGGCGATACGTAAGCGGGGTTTCAAACGACACCGACAGTTGCGCCATCGGGTCGATGACAACGCCGGCTGCTTGCACCGCGTCTCGCATGCAGCGGTTCGCGGTCAGGTACCCAGTGTCATTGCCGCCTTGCGGCTGGACCGGCTCGGACTTCCAATCGACGGCGATCACTCGTAGACGCCGAGCGCGCGCTGTAGGCGCTGGTTCGTGTACCAGCGTTCCGAGAACACCTTTCCGCCCTCGCCTTCGTCGTTCGGGCTGCGGCTGCCGAACTCGTCATGCGTGATTCGCGCTTCCATGACGACCATCGGCATGATTCCGCGCTCCAGGGCGCGCAGCGAAAAGTCAGTGTCTTGGTGTCCGACGTACCGCGGGAACGCTTCAGACATTCCGCCCAAGTCGTCCCACAGGTCGCGCGCAACCATGATGCAGGCGCCCGTCAGCCACGGGCAGAAGCGGGGCCGCTGATCGAGCGTGTCCGGGTTCTTGCCGCGGTCGATATGCACCGGCGCCCAGCTCGGTGATTGGATCGCCCCGCCGGCAAAGTTGACCGTCCCGTCGCTGTTCAGGATCATCGGCGCGATCAGCGGACGCGAGCGGTGCAACCAGAGCGTGCGCACCGCCTCGGGCGTCACGACGGCGTCGTTGCTGACGAGCAGCACGTGCGTCGACACCGACTCGGCCACGCCGTAGTTGCAGCCCTCGGAGAAACTGAGGTTGCACCCCGGTTCGAGCACCTTCCAGCCGCGGCGATCCGCCGCCCGGTTGGTGCCCTCGTCACCACCGTTATTCACAACGATTCTCTCAACGATGATGTCGTCGCCTTGCGGCAGATTGTCCGCGAGCTGCGCGAACAGGTCGGGCCGCTTGTACGAGAGCGTCACGACCGACAGGCCCTTGACCAGCTCCTCGCTCAACGCATGCCCCGCGGGGTACCGAGGCCGGTCGAGTACGCGACCTTGTAGATGGCCGTCACGCACGCCTGCGCGGGCTGCTCGCCGCCGGCAATCACGCGACCGCCGAGCAGCTGAACATCCGCGCCGATCTTCACGCCGTCACCTAGGTCGATGATCAGCGCGTTGTCGTCGGCCAGCGCCTCCTCGATGCTCGCCTCGTACTCGTTGCCGACATCCTCTTGCGTGTCCTCGGTCGCCATCGCGAGGCACACAACGACGATTTCCATTTCGTTGAACTGCAGCGGGTTCGCGACGACATCGGACGTGCGCACCGCGCCGTACACGTAGATGGCCGGTTGCGGCCGACCCTTGGCTTGCACCGCGTTCGGGTTGCCCCGCTTGCAGACCGCGAGCGGCTTTGGATACGTGCCCGCTGCCAGCTGCGCCACCACGGCGTCTAGGATCAGATTCTTGATCGCTCGTTTCACCCGCGCACCCCTCCACGTTGCTGACCGAGCAGCTGCCCGGCGATGTTCGCTTGCAGCTCGGCCTGAATGGCATCGGCTGCGTTGTTCATGCTGCTGGTCAGGAAGTACGCCGGCTTGATCGTCACCTGCGTGACGCCGAGGAACAGCGGCACCAGCTGCCGTTCCTTCACGTTCTTGCCGCCGCCCTTGTAGCCGTACAGAATCAGGTCGCCGTCCTGCTGCTTGTGCCAAAACGTCAGGTACTGCTCGGACGCCTCGCGCGCCGTGAAGCGCGGCACACCAGCCGGGGTCAGCGCCGCCGCGAGCGGGATGGTCAGCACCTTCGCGCGCTTCGGTCGGACCGTGCCGCCGAATTCCTGAATGGCCGCGTACGCCAGCAGGTCACCGCCCGTCAGCAGCCCGAGCCGGGCGAACACTGCCGCTGCTTCCTGCTCAACGCGCGACGAGATCGACGCCGCGAGTCGACCCGTGCGCCGATGGATTTCCCGACCTTGCGCTAGGTCAACGAGTCGACCCGACGCCTTCTGTACGGCTTCACGCTCGGCGATGCGGATGCGCTTCTGCGTGACGGTCAGCACCGCTTGACGCAGGATGACGGCGCCGTCGTGGAAATCCGCGACGAGCTGTTCCAGCTCTGCGGTGTCGACGCGAAACGACGCCGCACCCGCGTATACGGACGCCACCCTACGCGATGCCGGGGGGCATCAGGCTTGCCAGTGCCATCGCGAATAGCGGCGTGTAGTCCTTTGCCACCAGGAACGAGGCCGAGCCCTGCGGCTGACCTTCCGACGCTAGCTCGACCTTGGTGCCGCGGCGGAACATGAACGCGACCTGATCCGCGACGGCATAGCGCGTGGTCGGGTCCACCAGCTCGACGCGCGACGCGATGCCGCCACGGTACTCGACCTGTACGGACGCGATGCCACCGACGAAGCAGCCAGCGCGCAGCCCGACCTCACCGAAGCGGCCCTCGTCGAGCATCGCCCATTCGCTCGTGTCCTTCGCGGTCGTGCCGGCAAAGTCGCCGGTCGACGATTCCTTGATCGACGCAATCGAGACGATCGGGTACCCGCGCAGTCGGATCGACCGGCTGCCAGGCTCGACGTCCAGCGTATGCGTGTACGTCTTGCGACGCAGCACGCGGTCGGTGCGTTTCTCGACGTGACCCGACACCGCCGCAATCAGGTTTTCGATGTGCTCGGTGACCGCCGTATCCTCGACCAGCGAGTCACGTTCCGCCTTCATCGACGGGTGCCGCAGCACGTCGTTGCGATCGCAGAGGGTGAGCCCGCCTGCGAGCCAGTTGGTGACTCGCAGGCCGACTCGAAAACCGCCGTTCTTGACGCCATAGGTGTATTCGACCTCGGCGATATACAGCACCGTGGTCGTGTTCTGATCCGCGATCGTGGTGTCCGCGGCCGTGATGTTCCAGGTGAACAGGCCGGTTCCGCTGTCGTACGTGCAGCCACCCGCTTGCAGCACGTTGGCGTTTGCCCCGCTCGCGCCGTCCCGCGCGTTGATGATGAACGCGGAGTCGTCACTTTCAAGGTCGGCGTTATACAGCCGCATTTTTGCCGTCAGCAGCGTCGGGTGCACGCCGTTCTTGTCGGCGAGGACAGTGGAGAACTCGCGCGACTGTTTCTCGTCGACGGCAAAGATTTCGAGCAGGTCAGACATGGGAACCTCGGGTCGTTACTTGAGAACGTCGACGATCTTGGCGAGCTTCTTGGCGTCGGCCGCTTTCGCGTCCTCGGCATTGCGTGGGGTGCGCGTCACCTTCGTGACCGTGCCGCACGTCGGGCAGCTGATCGCGTGCTCGATGCCATCGAATGACAGTGCCTCGATCAGCTCGGTGGTGTCGGTGCCGCAGCCCTTACGGGCGTTGGTCAGCTGCACCAGCGCCTCGGTGACCTCGGTCGTCGACGGCTCCGCGCTGAGCTCGTCGGCACGCTCCATCGACTTTGCGAGGTTCCGGGCGAACAGCACGAGCGACGGGTGGTCGCCCGCCGCTTCGAGCGTTTCGCGCTTCGCGATGCTTGCTCCGCGTAGCGCGTCGGTCAGGACGCGCGGGCCGGCGCATCGGTAACGCACGCCGGAAATCGGCGTCGGTTCGGCTGCTTCGGTTTCGATTTCGGTTTCGATTGCACTCATGTGATGGCTCCTTAGAATCCACTGCCGCTGATCTTCGAGGTGAACGACGCATTAATCGCTGGGCAGGTGGCGCTCAGCGCGAGTCGCTGCCACACGAAGATGCGTTCGCCGTTGGCGAGGTTCGTGGTCGGCACGTCCTGCACGGTGCCATCGGTCACGAACGTGATGCCGCCGGGCGTCGTCACGCGGTTGGTGATCGTGGAAACGTCACCCTTCGCAGCGGCGATGCCTTGCGAGATATCCGCAAGCGCGCTGGCCGCATTGGCGCCATCGACGGTGAGCGTGACCTGCGCGTGCGTGAGGGCGAGCGACGCATTATGGTTCACCCAATAGAAGCCTTCGTAATACGTCTTGGTCACCGACTCGTCCGACGTGGTGTCGTAGAACATGAGTCGGAAGCCGCGCCGGGTGGGCTCGATGGTGCGGATCGTGACCGGGCCAGTCAGGCGGCGGACGGTGATCGTGCGCGCGGCGTCGACCGCGCTGGCAATCGCCTTCAGGACGTAGAGCACCGAGCCCATCGTCGAGAGCGTGACGGCGGTCGTGCCGTTCAGCGTACCGGTTTGCGCGACGATGGTGCCGTCAGCCTTGCGGCATGTGACGGCCACCGTCCGGGTGTCGGCGCCGTCCGAGACGATTTGCACCGAGTCGGCCGCAGCCATTTGGGTGAACACGGGCTCGACGCCCGGCACGCTTGAGGTGCCAGTGTCGTCGATCACGCCGCCGCTGGTGGCGGTGTTATCTTCGGGCGCATTCTTGACGCACCACGGGCGAAAGTCTGTCGTTGCAAGAGGCGGCATAGGAAGCTCCTAGGGTGGAAGGGTTGGGGGTTACTGCACAGACTTCGCGCCAGCGATGTCGCCAGCGAGCTGCTTGGTGGTCGCGTGCACGCTGTCGATCGCGAGCAGCGTGGCGAGCGTGGCCCGCAGCGTCTGGTCGAGTGCCTGGCTCGCCACGAGCGCCATGCCCGAGGCTTCGCCGTCACTGATGGTGCTGCCGCTGGCGTGCACGATGCCGAGAGCGGAAACGAACCCGCGCACCTCGAACGGCAGCGAGGCTAGGACAGACAAGACGGATTGCCGCGCTTCGATCACGAGCGCGCGTGCCTGCGCGATCCCGTGCTGAGCCTCGACGATAGCCTGCGCCTGCGCGCCTGTGCCGGCGGTCGCTCCAACCACGGCGCCGAGCTGGCGCGTGACGGTGTGCAGGATCTCGACGACGGCCGCCGCCGAAACGGACCTGGCCGCGAGCCATTCAAGCGCGAGTGCTTGCTGCTGCGTGACGGTCGCCAGCGATTCGAGGACGCTGGGTGCGAGGGCCGAGACGGCTGTTAGGCTTTCGACCGGCGCGACCGGCGCGTACTTCACCCCGCGCAGCGACTCGATCAGCGCGGCAATGGTCACTGCCCCGCTGCGTTGCGTGGCGATCGGATCGGACGCCGTCGTTGATACGGACGTCAGTGATTCGACCCGTGCTGCCTGCATCCGCGATGCCGCGGCCAGTGCGTCAATGGGTAGGTTCGCGAGCACGATGCCCACGATCTCGCCCTTGGACTCCATCGGGTCGGCGGCGGATGCGGCGATCCCGT